ATTAGTGCGCGTTTTTGACGAGACGCGCCCCTCGTTGGGGGGACTGTTACTTGTCGTCGAAGTCCAAAGCGTCAATGGCGTCATCCAAACCTTCGTCCTTAACTACAGGCGCTGGCTTGGTTACACGCTTCTTGGGCGCAGGTGCTTCGGCAGGTGCGGCTTCTTCTGCAGCTGCTACGTGTTCTACTTTCTTGGGCAGGGCAGGAACTTCCACAAACTCGTCGGATTCAAAAGCAGGTACAACTTTCTCGCCGATGATGCTTTTTACTATATCAGAGTTAACCTGTGGGCCAACTTCTGCCGCCATTTCCGCAGTGATGCCGCCCATAGCCTTGAAGGTCAAGGACGGGTGGGCCACCGAATAGTCGAATCCGATGCGAGTTACCACAGCGGCAGCTTTGACTCCGCGCTTGGAAAGGAAATCACCATACTCGGACAGCGCCATTGTAGACGCACCGGGGACGCGCAGCAGCATGGGGTCGTTCAGTTGACCGGCAGGGGCTACGGCAAGCAGCTTGGACGATTTGCAAGCCCGTGCTTTGGGGTTTTGGTTGGTCGCACCGGAGCCAACAGCATGCTGCGGACATAGGGCACACTTGCTAGCTTGCTTTTCTTGAGCGTCAGCGGCGGGGCTGATGCCATCTTGGGAGTAGCAGTTGGGCTTAGCGGCGCTGCCCTCAATAAATCCTTCAGCGTAGAAAGTCTTGGCGTAGCCTTGCTTCGGGCCTACGTTAATGATAACAACTTCCAACGACGGTGCGGGTTCGCCTTCGCCTCCGGGTTTGGTGACGAGAGTACGTTCCTTACCGCGAACGATTGTGAAGACCTTACCTTTGAGGCTGATGGCAGGGAAGGATGATCCGCTGAACCCGAACTCGTTACCTTCGGTAGCAAAGGCTTGAAGGTGAGCGGGCAGTTTGGAAACGTTGTCCAAAGGAATGAGATTTGACACTGTGTTCTCCTGATTAATTGTTAAGCGCGTTGTACGCGAATGTGCACTTCTTCGCGCCAGTTGATGCCGGGGGGTAAGTCGTCATGCTCGTCAATGTACTGCTGTACTCCAGTCTTGTTGCATCGAACATCAAGCAGTTCGTACGCCTCCTTCTCTTTCACATGATTGAAGAACGCATCCTTATCTGCAACTGATGCGTAAGCTACTGTCGTCTTGTACGCCGTACCGTATTGGGTTCTTGCGGATTCGATTCCAGCTTCCTGATAACGCTGCAACAAAACCGCTTCAATCTTTTCTAGCTTCTCCTTATCTTTGTTATCTACCATCTCAAACTCTTTCTTGCGTACTGTGCGCCTATCGCGTAGTTGAACGTATATGTTCACCAATTCATCGTTCGGCATCTCTGATACTTTTGCCATGCAATCTCCTTTTATGCGTAGGCTCTTGATTCCCGAACCATCTCAAGAAACAATCCTTGCACTTTTTGTTTGTCCTTCAACCTCTGATAGTACCTACGCTCCATCACCGTACCTTCAATCATCACTATCAACTGGCTAACTTTCTGCCCCGGTCTAGTGATACGGGCGTTTGCCTGTAAGTACGTTTCGTTTGATGTAATCGGTGCAAACCAAACGATAGTGTTAGCTGCAGTTAGGGTCAGTCCATGCGACATTGCTCCCGGTTGTGCCACTATCACGCGCAACTTACTGTCACCTTGAAACTCAGAAAAGATACGGTCACGTTCAGTCTTGCTAACCTCACCGTAAATGGCTTCGGCTATATACCCTTCCTTGCGTACTGCTTCCAGCAGCTTCTTAACTACAGCAACAAACGGGGCAAATACAATAACCTTGTTCTTGGATTGCTGTATCACCTCCAGTAAAACTTCCATGCGAGGGCCAACATCGAGTACAGCTTCATTGCCTTTGCCGTCGTACACAACACCACAAGCTACTTGGATCAACTTCTGCGCTTTCACCGCTTCGTTTGCGGCGGTTATCCTGCCTTCCTCCGCTTCTATGCACAGCTTGTTCATCATGTCGCGGTACGCTTTCTCTTGCTGCGCAGTAAGTTTGGCTGACCGCATCTCGTACATAACCGGCGGCAAGTCCACGCATTCTTCGCGGGAGAATCGTATTGCGGGTTGCATTGCTTCTTGTACAACATCAAGTGCATTCGGACGAGGAACCCATAGGAACTGGTTTATTTGCCGCATTACCTGATCTTTGAATCTATTGAAGTACGGTGGTACTTTCTCAGGCACAAGCAACTTGCACTGCGCCCAAGCATCGGTCGGTGCGTTAGGTGTTGGAGTTCCAGTAAGTCCCCATACCTTGCGCGGCGTCTGCTTGTTGCATATTATTTGCAGTGCTCTATACCGTTCAGTACTTGCGTTACGTGCTACCTGTGCTATTTCATCAATAATTATTAGGTCAATATCATTACGCCCTGCAAGTGCTTCAACTAATCCTGATACCTTGATGCCGTCGTGATTGACTAGATACAAGTCAGCTTTAGTCTTCAGTAGGTTGAGTCGCTTTTCCCTAGAGCCGTACACCACAGACACATTCAGATGCGGGAAATGCGTGAATACTTCGTCAGCCCATGTCCTTTCCAATGTTGACAGCGGTGTAACAACCAATGCTCGTTTCGCCAAACCTACGCTACGCAGGAAGTCGTACGCCCACAGAGTAGCCAACGTCTTACCAGTTCCCATATCCGACAAGTTGAACGCCCTACGTTCCAACGACATGAACGCAGCGGCTTCTTTCTGTTGGGCAAACGGGGTAAACCTTGACGGCCAGTTGTAGTGGTGCAGTATGGGAGACGGTGCATTGATGCCTATGTTGCGTAGTACCTTTGTTTCTTCCGGCCCATGCTTAACTGCTACATAGTTGATTCCATTGTGTGTAAACGGCTTAGCTGTCGGTATGACTGAGAGCACCTTGTTTGGATTTCTCAGTCGCAGAAGCAAGCACTTCTTTTTGTGGTTGACTATCACGGCTACTTTTTCTTCCCATACATTTCCGGTTGCCTACCACGCCAACCTTTGTTGAACTCTGCAGGTACAACCCGTGTATTACTTTTGGTAGCTGCACCTCCTTTATCTAGCGGAACCTTGTGATCAACTTGCGTACCATCACCCACGTTTGCCTTGCCAGCAGATATTGCCTGACGTCTTGCTCTGTTCTGTGCAACTCGTTTGTCTTGCACGTCTTTTCGTTTGTTGTACTCCGCTTTTGTAGCGAGTTCTTGCTTACTTGATTTAGTCACGTTAGTTCTCCAATGCTGCTATCGAAGTCATCCATCGAGTCTTGGTTTCCATCAAGTACAAACACCAAGCCGCCGCTTTGTTCTATCTCACCAATCGTATTCAACTGTCTAGCAGTAGGCTTGCCACCGGGGGCTTTAGTCTCTACTGCTACATACCGTCCTGCTACACACGCCACGAAGTCAAGACTCGGTGCGCCCATGCCGTTCTGCACTGGCATGTGGTAGTAAGCATTGTGCTTACGAAAAATCTTCTTTACCTTCTCTTTGACTCTACCTTCAGGCGTCATCGTCGCGGACTCCAAAATTCGCAGTGATCTTTACCCGCCCCACACCATCCATTGCACAAACCCGATGGCTTCGGAACCCATACATCCTTCTCGTATGCCTTTTCAAGCCGAGCAACCTTTGCGAGAAAGTGCTCCCACAAAGAGGGCAAGTCCTCACGACGGTACGTCTCAACAGTAGTCTTACCATGCGCCAACCAGATGTATGCGGTCTTCACCACATCCACCTCAGAATACGTTTGCATAGTCACTGCCGCAAATAGCTTGAGTTGGTCGGAATCAGGTCTTACTTTGCCTGTCTTCCAGTCACCAACGAATGCTTTGTTGCCGTGTATTACGCCTATGTCAATGATGCCTCGACACCACGCATTCTGATCCTTGAACCCTGTCGGCGTCAAGTTATTTGTGAGGGCGAATTCCCATTCCACAACCCTATCCCCCGGCAATGACAGGATTTTGTCAGCATAGGGTTTGTATTCAATAAACTTTTCACCTAAAGGAATGCCATCTTTAATGTAGTCCTCTAGTGCGGCATGAACTTCAGTACCCCACTTGGTCTGTTCCGTTTCAGTATACGGAATGACGTTTCGTACTTTCGTCAGTTCGTACTGCCTAGGGCATGTTTGGAACAGGTTAAGGCTGCTGAATGACCATGCTCTCATTTTGCTGCTCCGTAACTATCAGCTACATCACCTTCGCTCCAAGTGACCAACTCAGGCCACCATACCGGGGGAGTACGCATCGCCTTCTGTACAGCCTCAAGCTGCTCGTCCGCATCCTCGGAGGGTACTACGTAGACAAGTTCATCGTGTACGCTGTGTGTGGGGCGGTATCCGGTCTTACTGTACACGTCGAGCATTATGTCGCCAAGTATGCAACGGGCTAAGTGTTGCACAATGTTCTCTGTTACCTTCCCGGCATATATTCGAGTCTTGTTACGCCCCTGCCCGTACCACCATTCTTCCTTACCATCTACTGCTTCTTTACGTAAGTCGGGGTAACGGATCAAGCCTTTCGGGGTACGTATCCCTTCGGCTGATGTGCTGCACAGTCCCCAATCATCCAGTTGCTTGTCTGAACCAAAGTCGATCGACTTCAGCGCGTTATGGCAAATCTTCCACCCTGTTACGATCTCCGGATGCTTGCTACGCCACGAACTCACAGTGTCCATAGCCTCTATCTCGGACAGGTCTATGCCTCCCATCAACTTAGCTACTCTACGAAACGTAGCTGCACCAGCACCGAACCCTAGCCCAAGTGCCTTTACCTTCTCAAGCTGACGTTGATCCTTGGTTACTTCGGCGGGAGTGCATCGGTACTCAACAGCACCGGCAGCACGGTACAAGTCTGCGTTGGCATCGCTAGCCCACAGCTTAGTAGAGTACGGTACTTTCCACAGGAAGTGGTTTACCCGTAACTCAATGCCGGATAGGTCAGCTACGACAACCTTGTGCCTCTTGGGTGCTCTTAGTGAAAAGCGCAGTGCGTTGGACGGGCGCTCAACTACCTTGCCATCCTTGTCGTACGGTATCCGAGGCAGGTTCTCTTGGTTAAGCCCCATGCTGCCACCCCACCGTCCGGTATGTGCAGCGTAGTAGTTCTTGGCTATAGGCATGCGTCCATGCACTGCCTCGGATACATCAAGGAATGAACTGATGCGCGACTCAAGGATAGTGGACTTAACATCCAGCCTAGCGCGAGTGGCAGCGGCAACCAATGGGTTATCGTGATCCTGCAGGGCAAGAAGTTCCTGATCCGTCTTGGCTAATGCGTAGGTCTGCTTCTCGGGCTTGGTAGGAGATGCCTTCATCGGCGGCTCTACACCCCACTTGCGTAACTGTGCAGCAAACTTAGCTGCAGATGCTAGTTCACCACGCACGAACTCAGCTTGATCACCCTCACCGCTGAACCCCATATCTTTGGCAAGCAACTCTAGGGACTTCTTCTTGCGCTCCTGTTCCTCGCCGTAGGTCTTTAGCAACAACTCCTTGTCTACTACCAGCTTCGGTTCAACCAGCATTCGGATAGTTAAGTCGATCAACTTCATCTCTGTATTGGACGTGCTCTTGCGTAGTATGTGGAACAACTTGGCACACTGAATTGTGTCCGCCTTGTTGTACTCTGACATGGCTCTAAGCTCAGCATCAGTGAAGTCACGCAGCTTCTTGCCCTTGGTGTTGAGCAGGGCGGTGTTGTCCTTGACCCCAAGTTTGTAGTGCTCAACTAGCTTGGCTAACGAGTTTCCTACAGTAAGACTGTGCAACGGCCTAGCCATAGCTAGGGTACACCCCCACATAGCCGGGGTAACACCAAATCGCCACGCAAGTATCATGGCGTCGAACCCGCTCATGTTGTGCGCTATGACTATCTTGTCTGACCAGTTGATTGCTTCAAACTCTGATCGAATAGCATCTTCACCAAATACTACGTAGGCATCCTTCGATCCTACTGCTATTGAACAAGAAATAATCTCCGTGTCCTTGTGTGTGCAATAGACTATGGGATTGATCTTGCTAAGGCTGTGCGTGACAGACCAGTACGTCTCAAAGTCTACGAACACGGGAACAAGTTTCACTGGGTCAATACCTTTTCAAGTTCACTCAGGCAGAACACACGGATGGAACGGGCGGCAACGATGATCTCGTCTGCCTTGTCACAGGCGGTCTGCCAATCACGATCCAGTAGTGCGTCATGCGCTTCGCGTTGCAGTATCTTTATCTTAATGAGGCCTTCGCCGTAGTCAATCATAGTAGTACCAATTTAATTATGTTGAAGAACATGAACAGGTTGATGCAGCAGAACAAGCCCAGCCCAAAACCAATGCTCATGCCACGGCAGTATGCCTTCTTGGTATAGCGCAGCCGTATCTCGTTCTTGCGGTAACGGTTAGGAATCCACTGCATCATTCCCCCTTTTGCGTATCACGGCGGCTGCCGCCAATGTTCCGAGACCTTCGATACCGGCCTGCTCGACGGCCAACGCACACGCCTCACGCTCCTCTGCGACAATCAACTCGGCAAACTTGTTCAGTTCATATCCTGTAACATCTTTCAGTACAGTCCCGTCTTTGTTAAAGACCTCTGACTGGATCAACAGTTCTTTAATTCGTTCAGTATTCATAGTTCACCGTTTCCTCGTTGGTCTGCAAAAGTCGCGCTCCGTTCTTCAAATGAAATTGTCTCGCCATCTCAGTCTTGGGAGACATAGTGACGATGCGAAACCATCCTTGTTTTCTGATTTCTTTAACCAACGCATTCACTAGCTTGCTGCCGCATCCGGGCTTGTAAGACCAAACCGAATACAACACCACCCAGCACGATGGTTGTATCCAGCCTTTTGCGAAAAGTTCGCGTTCTGTTTTGGGCATTGATCCCAGCTGACTAACGCACACGACAGCGCATATCTGCCGATCTTCCACCCACGCATAAACACAACGGTTGCCACCTTCAATGCGCCGTTTGGGGCTGATGCTTGGGCGCACAGGGTCATCGCGCAGGATCGGATCAGGGTCAAGCAGTTGGACTAGCATCCGTTCTTCTCCCGCAGCTTGGCTTCGACTGCTTTAAACATAGTCACATACCAGCCTTTGTTTTCCCATATTTCTGCCATATCTTCATCCGTCAGCCCCTGCCATTCGCGTTTCGGTGGGGCGGTGCAATCAACAGAACAACAATCACCGATTCTCCATTTCACCCAGTTATTGCTCTTCGCCCAATCGCTTACGTGAAATGCAGAATCAATCACATCACCCGGCGGGTTTTTGAACGGCGGAATACCATTGACTTGCAATGTCACCGGCTCTTGCTCCGGCTTTGGCTGTGGTGTGTTTTTACCGGCATGAAATCCGCTCATGTAAGCAATGGTAAGGTCATCAGGCTCTTGCTTCTCTGCTTCTTCGATGGCTTGTTGCAGGGCAGCGATGGCCGCATCAATCTCTACATTGGATTTGTCTGCACCGCAGGTGCAATCATCTCCCGCTTGGTCATTAGCACACCCATCCTCATCTTTTGGGCATGAATACCAGCTATCTTCACAGGAGTAGTGTTTTCGCCGGTTGTTGTTCAGCACCTCCAGCACCTGTTTCATTGCTTCGATGCTCATATTTTTATCCCCCAAATCAAATACCCCATCAATAACCCAATCAGATATGCAACGATGGGTGTATAGAAAAAATCAGGCAACATCCTTTTCCACTCCGGCTCTTGCTTCTCCATGATCTGTCTCTTTCTCCATCCGTTAGCTGGCATTTTGTTGCCACTTGCCGTCCTCACCGCGCCGTCCATCAATCGGCCAGTAGTGGGTGCAGTCCTCCGGTGCTTGTTGCACCTGCACTTGGTACGGCTTTGTTGGTGTAGCCGTGTGGCGGTAGCAAGTATCTTTTTTGTTGCACCCAGCGCCGGGGCACATGATGATGTCAGGCATCGTTCTTCTCCCTCGCTTTCATCATTGCGTCTGCTATGACATAACTCCACTTTGCAACATCACTGTCAGCCACTGACCAATCATTTGCAAGCATTCCCTGTATGGCTTTTGCTGCGAAATAGTCACGCAGGTCCATGCCTTCTTGTGCGTATTGTGTTGCCCCGCTGTGCGGTCTTGGGAATGCCGGTATGTTGTTCATGCCAGCACCTTCCCGATCCAAATCAATGCACCGATCACAGCAACACCAAACCCCAGCATCATCGTGGCTGCACACGCATCTTCAAACCACGTACCTCGGTCTTTGCTGCTATTGATCGGATCACAGAACATTACAAACACCACAAACGACAAAACAATCATAAACAACCCGCTAAAAAATATCATGTCTTATCCTTTCTCGAATGGTATGCCTGTAGACAACTTTCGTTAACGCATGCTTTGCACCAACTAGCCAGCGTTCTGTACTTGGTCTTGCGGTACGCGCTTGGTTGCTTGACTACCTTGCACATCGTGCATCGTGCCGGTCGATCCATCGGCCTCTTCGTTCTTGTCGTTTGCGGCACTTGCCTCTGCCTCCAGTTTGCGTACATACAATGTATTGATCCGCCACAGCACGTTCTTCGCTCGGTTCACACCATCGAACTGCAACACCATGCCGTGTCTCCTGATCAACCCCTCCCTCAACATCTTCTGCAA